AACCGTTGCTTCGGAGAGTTCGGTGCCGCAGGCTCCCAAATCGGGTTAGCCACGACAGAACCACCGCGCTCCATCTTGTTGTTCTGACCCTTCGGCCCGTCAACAGTCTCGGTGCCGTTTGTAAAGGCAACGAACCTTGCCATCTGATACTCCTTATCGGGAATCCCTACTAGGACATTCGCCGTGTCCCACGCACGTTATGAAGCCCTATCTGCGTAGACCCAACCGCCCGCTCCGACGGGATTTGACGGCGAAACCAATCAACCGTCCAATAATCATCAACAGCAGGCGCAAACTCTGGTGCATGAGCATACTTTCGCATCTGATTCGCCAAAGCCAAAGCAATCACACGATCATCATGCGGCGACCCCGACATCGACCCCCGATCATTACGCACAAACGTCCGCAACTCCGCCAACGTATTATGATCCCGCAACTTCAACTCCGTGTTCTTCAACGCAGAACCCAACTCGTCAATCATCAACGGCTTCGTCGTCCGCGTCGTCTTCCACCCAAACTCCTGCGACACCTTAGAAGTCGCCTTATTCAACGAACGACGCCGAAACAGATTCGGATGCCCCAAATGGCGCAACTCGGTGATCGTCGTCAAACCATGATTGTTCGACTCGACACACGTCAACGCATCCCGATACCACAACGCCAACCTGAAAACCTCATGGGCCAGCTCATCAGGCGCAATATGCCCATGCCACACCGCCACCTGCTCCCCCGTGTTCACACACAACACCTGGGCGCACGAATAATCGCCATGACCCAAACCCTCCGCCGTATCCACCCCAATCACATACCCCGACATGGCCTCAGGATCCGACCACACCGTCAAACTCACGCCGCCCTCCACTCCACACTACGACCACTCGTAGCAGCCAACCAACCAGACCGCCCCACATAACACCCCGACTCCAACTCGCCCAACATGTCCAAATCGAAAACAGGGTTACCCGACCTGATAAACGCCTGCTCAGGCGACGACGGATACTCCTGATGCAACTGCCACGACAACATCGACTGCTTCTTCGCCTCATACCAAGACTCGTCACGATCCTCAGAAGCCGACCACGGAAAAAACATCGTCACAAACCTGTTGTTCCCCGCCGAAGCCCCCGTCCACAAATGGTGAAAAAAGTTCCCCGACCCATTCGCCGTAGACAACCCGATAATCCGCCCACCCACATCAGCGACAGGCTCAATGGACGCCCAAGCCTCCTCAGGATTAGGCAAAAACGCCCACTCATCCACCACAATCAACGTCGCAGACTCACCACGCGCAGGATCCGACGCAGACGGCATCGACGCAATCTGCGAACCATTATCAAACGCCATCCGCTGCTGATGCTCAACCACCGACCTGGGGCCACGCTCCAACATCCACCTCGGCAAATGCGAAAACCCGTACTTCGACTTCTTCAACAACAAAACCGACTCGCGCTCCGTGCGCGACAAATCAATAATGTTCTGATCTGGGTGAAAAAACGCCAACCAAAACTGGTGCGCCGCCACCAACGTCGTCCAACCAATCTGACGGGCCTTCAACGTCAAGCTGTAACGATTCTCACCCCACTGATCCAACGCCTGAGACTGCGCATCCCGAAGACCAAACAAAATCCTGCCATGAGCAGGATGGGCAATATGCCAATACTTGCGGAGAAAATATTTCTCATCGGCCACACAGCGACGCCACTCCGCCTCCTGGCGCAACTCAACCAGACGGCTCATCTAATCGAACAACGACTGTAACGTCCGACCCAAACCCCAAACCGTAAACGCAATAAACGCGAACATCGCCGTCACCACCCCGCACAACACCCACTCCCTCACTGACACGACTCACACACCTCAGGCGACTCGATACCGCACTCCAACGGTGTGTCATCCATGAACGGATCCAAGTCAGGGTGTTCACCAAACGACTCAGGATGTTCCTCGTAGGGCACCCATTGGCCGTCGCGTTGGACAAGACCAACAGACATCAGCCGCGACGGCGCAAATACTCGGCAGCCCCCAACGTCGGAGTCGGATCAACAACCGTTCTACCAACATACGGTCGCATAGCCGACGGCGGGATCACACCACCAGGACCAAAGTTTCCTCGCACGGGATAGCCAGGATTCGGACGAATCAACGGCACATCAGGATGCCACCTAAGCGGAGCCTGCCTCCACTGGCCCGTCGAAAACGCTTTCTCCAAATCTGCCATCGTCCCGCCACGATCCCAGAAACCCCTATTGGCAGCAGCCTCCTTCTGGGTCATCCCCCACGGAGTCCGAGCAGCCGTCCCACGACCCAAACCAGCGCCCCCAACCAAACTCGCCAAAATCAAAGCAACCGCATTACGCAACTCATCGGCACCAGCCTCAGCCTCCTCCTGTCCAACAGAAGTCGCATACTCCTTAGCGCCACCACGCTCCGCAACACGCTCCGCAGCTTCCCTGTAACCCGCAGAAGTCACATCCTGAAACTCGTCAGCAGCACGCATCCCAGGATCCTGCGTAAACGACCCAGGCGAAACCCTCGACGGAGAAACAACACCGAAACCACCTGGAACACGGCTGCCTTCCATCGCAGCACCCTGCTCCATCAAACTTCGCAAAGTGTGCTCGTCCTCACCAACCGCCTCATCAAAACGATCCACAGGTCCCTGACGGCGCATACCACCAACAGACCTATCAGGACGCCTCACACCAAACGCGCCACCAGCCGAACTAGCCATCCTCACCCACCGCTTTCAAATGTCGAACCTGAAACTCCAACTCATCAACCAACTCAGCATCCGACAACCCAGACGCCTCACGGTCATCATCCACAACCACACGCCGCTTCGGCGTGAACTTATCAATATATTGCAAATACAACGAAGCAGCCTTCACATCGCCACCAGCAGCCGCACCCCACAAAGCATCAATCACCGACTGCGTACGCTCAGGATGAATATTCAACTCCGCAGCACGACGATCCCACTCCCGCACAAACCTGGAATCCGACTTGATACGACGAACCGACGCAGCATGAATATCATGCGCCTCAGCCCACTCATACTGATTCTTTGGGTCCCTGTCGGGACCCAACAACAACCAATCCAACAGCTCCGCCCACAACTCAGGCATCACCTTCACACCAGAATCAGGATCCTTCGTCCAACCCTTACCGCCACCATTCGACACCGACACACACCTCCAACCACAAGACACCCGTGTCCCACCCAAACCCCAATGGGACACAAGGGGGGGGACTATAGGGGGGGGATCACACAGAACCAAGCAGCGTGCCCCCAGCACGCCCCCACCAAGATCAGTGGACACGCCCAAGAGGCACTAACCAGCCCTGGACAAAGCAGAACTCTGCCCAAAAACCAGACCCCCTGCCACCCACCCCAAACCTGAAAACGCAACGCAACGGGAATGGGTATCTATACATATAAAAGTGCAGGCCCCCCGCCCCCCGAGGGGGGTGCCCCGTGCGGGCGGGCGCGGATCCGCGCGTCGGGCGCTGGTGCGGGAGCTGGTCGGTCGTCCTGGTGCTGGTTTCCTGCGCAGACGGGGCCAGGGACGGGCCCAGGGTGACCAGCTGGGCCCAGGAACGGACCTAGGGCGCGCTGGTGGTCCTGTGGGAGATGGTAACGCACGACCAACGGCGGAACCGTTGCCAGTGGTGTCGAGCTGGTGCGCCTGGTTTCTGGTGGTGGTGGAAACAATTGCTTGACTGTTCAGGTGCGTTCCTTTACTATCCCATTAGGCGCCCTATTTGGGGAGCTGTTGGCTAGTGAGAGTGGGATGACATGTCTAGGAAGGATTACATAGCATCAAAGCTGGTTCTGGCACAGCTGGAGCGTGGTGATCTAAATGGGGCCGAGGATGCGGCGCATGGTATGGCGGATGTGTTCGCTGCCGATAATCCACGGTTTGATCGTGGGCGTTTCCTGGTGGCTTGTGGGCTGGTGGCGTCGTGAGTGGACCAGGGTTCTATGACGAGCTGTGGACTGTGGTGGAGGGTGCTGTGGACCAGGAATGGGAAGTGACTACGCCAGTGGAGTATGACGCTGTGGTGGCGTCTGTGGACGAGTGGTGGACACCAGAGGGTCCGAGTGTTGGGCTGTTTTCTATTCGTCATGGTCACGACCCGCTAACGGCGGAGGATGTTGACCAGGGTTGTGAGTGTCATTGTGCACAGCTTGAACAGTCGCACCTACCTATTCGTGAGTGGATGGTGGCGTCGTGAGTGTCCATTATCACGAGCTGGAGGATGACCAGGGTGATCTAGTGGAGCTGGTTACGTTTTGTTCTGATGGTTGCCATCGTTCCTGGTGTGTCGACCGTATGGTGGATGGAACGGACATTCACTATGGTGGCTGGAATGGTTGCCATGAGCTGGAGTACCAGGAACCGTGCGCCCAGTGTGGTCGTGTGGTTCCTGGTGTGGAGCTTGATGTGGACCAGGACCAGCATGTTCGCTGTGATTGTTGTGGTATTGGCGTGTCGTCCACTGATGGGTGGACTGATGGCACGCTGGTTTTCTGTGGTGGTGTCTATGGCAATGGCTGTGACGCTAGGCACCTAGCAAGTCTGGTGGTCGAAGTATGAGTGTCTATTGTGAGAGGGAGAGAGCTGTGAGTGAGTGCAAGGCGTGTGCGGGCCAGGAATACAACGGATCACCTAACAGGGAAACGTGGGCGGTCGGGATGCATCTCGATAACGATGCAGGGTTGCATGAGTATCGTTGTGGGTTGGTGGATGTGATGGTGGCGTCCCATGCTGATTGGGTGGCGGAGGATCCTGGGCTTCGAGCTGGTACCAGGGCTGTGTTTCGTGTGGCCGATGCTGTGGAGTCGTGGGTGCGGGAGATGTTCGACATGGTGTTCTATCCGCAGGCGGGCGATGGTTGTGTCGAGGTGTGGCGTGTGATGGCTGGTGATGTTGGCAGTTTGTGGCGTGTCGATTGGACACGGTTGGCGGAGCATTGGGTGGAGGGTGATGATGCCTAGGATGACGAAAGCTGAGGCTGTGGCCTGGTTGGGTGAGCGGTGGGGTGAGCCTGTCCGTGAGGCTGATGTCAGGGTGTGGCAGGACACCCCTGTTACACGCTCCTGGTTGTTGGTGCGTTGTTCTTGGAATGACGATGAGGTCGAGTGTGTGCCTGTCGGTTCCGATTGGTGGGCGGAGCCGTGGACCGCTATCGCTTACCAGGATTCTCCGTTGATGCCACGGAAGCGTGGTGTGGAGGGTGCGAAGCATCGCGCTCTTGTGGATGGGGTGATGCGTCGGGTGGATGCGGAGTATTTGGCTTATTTGCGTGAGGTTCACGGGGAGGGTGACGATGAGTGACACCAGACGTTTGGAGGGTGAGCGGACGAGTGATCCGACGACTGGCGAGGACGCTGCGTTGGCCGAGCCGAACGCTACCCCTGGTGACGTTGAGGCGGAGGGTCAAGGCGACTGGGTTCGTGAGGATTTTGACCCGTGGTCGGAGCTGACGAAGGAACGTGACGGTTACCGTGCTGATGCGGAGGCTGAGGTTCGTCGGCGTGACCTGTATGGGTGAGCAGGGTGGCTGTTCGTGGTATCATTTTGGTAGACGACAGGGAGGCTGTCTGATGTATTGGTGTAAGCGTTGTGGCGTGTCAAGTCGCGGGCATGGCCCGTGTCGGGGTGTCTGATGTTTGGGATTCCGAATGCGATGTACGATTTCCTTTTGGTGCCAGGGGCGCTGATAACTGTCGGCTATCTGGCCCGTGGGCTGGTGGATCGGTGGTCGTCTGTCGATGACGAGGTGACGGTTCCTGAGCTGCCGTATTCACGGGAGCAGATGATCGCAAGGTTGTACGCCCAGCCGCGGGAGAACCGTCACGGTGTCCATCCTTCGTATCGGGATTTCTGATGTCGTTGGTTCATGGGTATCTGGTGGGTGATGTTCGCAAGATGTTCAGGGACAACAAGGCGTTGGCCGAGCATCGTGTGGTGGAGGTTGAGAGTCCGTATGGGGTTATCAACTTTGATGCCCAGGTGTGGTTTCGTTGCACGTTGGCGCATGGGTCGTTGGTGATTTGCGATCAGTCGATTCGGTCGGGGTCGTTGTCGGTTGGGGAGCCGTTTGTTAGTCCGTGATTTGGCGGCTGCCGTGCCCCTTGGAGCTTGTCTCCGCCCAGATCCCCTCTCCTGGGTGTGGCACGGTGGTCGCCTTTCTGTTGGGAGGTGAGTGATGTTGAGTGTTGAGCAGGCGGAGTGGAATGAACGGCAGAAGCGGGCCGTGGAGTATCACGATACGCAGGGTCGGGCGTTGCGGGACATTGAACGGGAGTTGCGGTCGATGAACTCTAAGCTGGCGGCGTTGCTCAGGCACCTGGGGGCGTCGGAACACAGGTGGGATCGTGGTGTCTAGGAAACGTAAGCGTCCGCACAACATGAAATCGAAGGGCGGTCGGGTTACCGCCAGGAGGGGTCGTTAGGCATGGATGTTTCTATTGAGCGGAAACGTCTGGTGCTGGACGCCGATCATGCCGAGGATGAGATGAACGCTTGCCGTCTGCGGTTGTACCGTTTGGAGGCCGAGTCGGCGCGCCGTCACGATTTGTTGGAGGTGTTCGACCGTGAGCTGTTGTGGCCCGAGGGTGCCGAGATTGCGGTGGCGCCAGGGTCGTGAACACCGATCAGAAGGAAGTCCAGGTGGAGAAGTTCACCGCCTACTTTGGTGGCGGTCACAAGCGCCGCATGTTTGCTGTCATTGAGGACGGCGTGTTTGTTCAGTCGTTTGTTCATTACCTGGATGCGCGGGTGTTTGCCGATTCGCGGTTGGAGCCGTGGTTGTCCAAAGATGAGTGACGGGGGGCAACGGGCACGGTTGAACCCCAGCGTTTTGGAATCGACCAGGGAGTGCTGTCTCGCTGATGCTTTGGCGTGGGCGGCGGAGCCACCTGATGCGGGCATGGGCAAGGTGGATCGTTTGGCTGCCGAGTTGGAACGGTTGAATGAGGTTGGTGATCCTTGGATTCGGGCGCAGCGGGCTGCTATTGCGGAGCGTAAGGCGACTGTGGTGCGGATCTTGCATGACGATTTGGGGTTGACGTTTCGGCAGATAGCTGAACGGTCGGGTATGTCGATCAACCGACCTCGCCAGGTTTATTTGAATGGGTCTGGTTGAGTTTCTATTGACGCCACGGTGTTGGTTGTTACACTGACCTGTCAAGGTCCAGGGGGGCGGGCCTTCAGCCCGCTTACCTGTGAAGGTCAGTGGACAAGCCCAGGGGTGGGGTGGTCGGACTCCTGGCGGTGTCCACTTGTCGGATCGGTGGCAAAAGAAATCTGACCTGCGGAAACGTGGCGTGGTTGGCGTGGCCGACCTGCATGAACGTGGCAGCTCGGAGGTGGGGGGGTTGACAGCCGTGAGATAATGGTTGCATGGCAAGTCGGAGCTAGTGGAGGCCGACAGGGCCAGCAGCGGTACTTGACAACCGAATAGCGAACCAGACCAACCAGGGCGGGGGCGAGCAGCTCCCGCCCGTATCGAGAGGGTAGAGAGCATGAGTGAACTAGTCCAAACCTTCTGGGACCAGAGCACGGGTGGGCGTCACGCCTACCCTGGCAAGGGTGGTCCGCAGGAGCTGGCGTACCGTGTGACCCTGGGCCGACTGTTCATTGACGACCATGAGTCGAGGGATCTTCCCTTTGGCATCGTGGTCGACGAGAACAAGCTGACCTACACGCTGCTGATGACGGTGGATGACATCCGAGAGGTTTACTCGGATGCCAACCACTACGCCGACAGCATGGGGGAGTGGCTGGAAGATGACGACACGGGCTACGCCCGCAGCGTGATCCAGGCTGCTGGTCGAGTGGTCGAGGCGTTGCGTAAGCAGGTGCCTGATGTCCTGGTCTGACTCGACACAGGGCATGCACTACTGCGACCTGTACGACGATGACAGCGACCTGATGCCCTGCGAGCGGTGCCACGACTGTGGCGCTCGGAAGCAGGCGCAGAACGACAAGTACTGCGCAGCCTGCGAGTAGGGGAGTAGTGATGATGGCCGCCCTTCGGGGCGGCCATTGTCATGTCCAGGGTCAAGCCATCCCTGTCGTTGTCACACCTCGCTGTCATACTGATGTTCCGTTGGTTGTCAGTGTGATCGGGGAGCTGAGTGAGCAAGGAACAGTGGACTTTTAGGCAAAGCGATTTCGGTACGTTCAATGCGTGTCCTGAGCATTTGCGGCGCAACATTTACGAGCCTCGT